AGGCACACGCTTCTATTTTGGCATCGATTTCGGATTCGCTAAAGACCCTACAACCTTCACTAGGTGTTGGATTGATGGGCGAAAACTATACATTGACAAAGCGGTTGGTGGTGTGGGTATCGAGATAGACAAGACCCCCGCTCTACTGGACCAGATAGAAGGCGCGCGTAAATGGCCTATTACCGCAGATTCAGCACGACCCGAAATGATCAGCTATTTAAAGCGTCATGGGTACTCAAGAATCAGAGGCTCAAAGAAGGGTGCAGGCTCGATTGTTGATGGTGTGGCTTTTATGCGTCAATTCGATATCGTCATCGCTCCTGATTTAAAGGATGTGCAAGAAGAGTTTCAAATGTACTCTTACAAAGTTGATAAGCATACTGACGAAATCTTACCAATTATTGTTGATGCTTGGCAGCATTATATAGATGGCTGTAGGTATGCCCTTGAGGAGCTAATGAGGCGCGAAAAGAGTAAGGGTAGCGGGGCGGTAATGATGAGTTAGGCATCAGAATAACCATCATACTAGACGTATTCTTATAATACTGTCATTCTTCCCGTTGCTAACCACAATGGGACTTTTTTATTATGGCTGATTACGATGGACTAGGAAGTGAAAACGACTTTTACGCAAACAACAACCCCATCAAAAGCGGGAATGAGTTCACAAGCGATGAAGATTTACCGCTTGAGATGACGCGACAGAATCCTCACTACACGGCGAGAGCTGAACAGATGATGATTAACATCTTATCGGTTGCTGGTGGTCGTCCATACGTACAGAAACGGCTCACACGATGGGCAGGAGAGACTACGCTAGACTTCAAAGGTGGCGAGCGTTACGATGGCGACAAAGTATCAGGACGTTTACAGCAGTCTCACTCGTTCCCATATCCTAAACGCATTGTAGATAAGATTAACCAGTATGTATTTAATGAGCCTCCAACCCGTGACGGAGTGGACGAGGCTTTTGCGTTAGACGCATCTGCAGATGGTTGTTCCCTTGATGATTTAATGATCCAGGCTAATGAATACGTAACCTCTTGCTCATGGTGCTGGATTGGTATCGACTCCCCCGATTTAGGCGATGAGCCAGTATCGAGGGCGGAGCAACAGGCAAGCAAGATTCGCCCATATTGGAGTATATACAGCCCTACCTCTGTGCCTGATTGGAAGTTTAATGCCATTGGTGAGTTGGAATGGCTTATCACAGAAGGCGTTGAATACTCAGCCGGCAGCCCTAAAGAAGCACCTCAAACGCTTAAGGTTCGGCGCATCTGGTCTTCCGGCGAAGTTGAAGTGATTAAGCAGGGGATGGACGAAGATGGTAAATGGGTTGAGGTTTCCCGCGTAACCACTTCATTTAATTATGATGGTGTTCCGTTCGTTCTAGTGGGTAAGATTATTGCAGGCGGTTATAGCTTTGATGATATTGAGTCAATCAACCGCACTATCATGGACTTAGAGAGCGTTAATCGTGCAAACTTCTTCCGTTCATCCTATCCGCAGATTGTATTACCCGCCTCTGTACTGCAGAACGTGGCAGAAGCTTACGCCACAGACGTGGCCGGTGCAACTTCATTAGTGTTTGGTCAGAACTCCCCTATTCTAATCTCAGAGGGAGATATAAACCCGTTTTACTTAATGCCAGACTCAGGGGCTTTAAAGGCACCACGTGAAGAGATACAGGCTTTAAAATACAACATGTTCGACTCTGTAGGGCTTATGCTTCAGAGCGAATCAAAGCAGGTTGCAAGCGCAGAGTCTAAGGCGTGGGACTTCCTAGATGTGGCTCAGGTCATGAAGGGACGAGCGCAGACATTAGAAGAAGCCGAAACACGCGCTGCAAAGATTACAGCCGAGTTTGATCCCTCCATGTCCGAGTGGACTCCCATCTATAATCGAGACTTTGATATAGGCGACTTTAGCGAAGAGCTAAATGCTTTAATCATGACGGTGAATGCCCCTATGCCGGTTGAGATGTCCCGCGTCATCCTTGAGAAGATCTTAAACCGTGTTGAGCGTGTAGGGTCTGGCCTGGATGACGAGACACGTCAAATTGTGGTTGACGCTATTAAGGAGTTTAACCCGACAGTAATGGGCATTCCAGAGCTTGAGAATTTAACGGTATAACCTGCACCGAAAGCGGGCTTTTTGGCGAACACAGGCCATTGATTGTGTTATTGGTTGGCGCGACCATTAAGAGCGTAGGAGTAAGAATACATGGACGATAAAACACTAGAAGTATTGAAGGCAGCCGGAGTTAGCGAGGAAGTAATTACCTCACTATCAAAGGACGATGGAACCGCAGCTAGACTAACAGCACTAGAGGCTCAATTAGTAGCGTCTGAGGGAAAGTCAGCCGGCATCAATACGGCTAAAAAGAAAGCACAAGACAAAGCAGAGGCGTTACAGGTGCGAATTGATGAGTTAGAAAGCAAAGATCTCGGTGAGGTCGAAAAGCTTAAACTTGATATGACGCGGTTGCAGTCTCAGCTCGATGCAGCGAATGGTAAATATTCAGAGTTAGAAACGACTTACAACGGTGAGAAGCAAATGCACTCGCTTAATAAGATTGGTTCAGGCTTTGATTGGATGCCATCAGTGCCAGAAGATATGCGCTCGATCATTCTTGCAAAGGAATTTGAAGGCATTGATTTAGGTAATGATGTTTTAGTCGCTGATCGCGTTAAATCCATGTCTGAAAAGTACGCAGGGCAGTTAGCTGCAAAGGTTCCAAACGGGACAAGCTCACGACCTGGCAACGCAACACAAGGCCAACAGGGAACCGCCACAGGAATGGACAGGATTTTAGCGACTTCGGACGCTGACATCTTAAACGATCCTGCAGGTTACTTGAAGGCAGCAACAGAAGCAAACAACCAATAACAATAACAATAAAAAGAAAGTAGTAAATTATGGCACTCGCAAATGTAATCCCAGAAGTATGGCGTAAAACAGTTTTGGCTGGTCTCCGCAAAGACCTTCCATTCATGAAAGTAGCAAACACACGGTTCCGTGAAGAAGTATGGGGGCAGGGTGACACCTTGCACATTCTCTCGCTCGGTAATCTAACAGCGCAGGATTATGCTGCCGGCAGCATCACCTACGAAGATCCTTCAGACGCAACTAGCGACCTGTTGATTAATCTTGATCGTTATGTAGCATTCAAGAACGAAGACTCTGTTAAAGCAACGTCTGACGTTAACTATTTATCCGAGCTTTTGATTGATGCCGGTTACCAGATTGGTGACTACTTCGATCAGCGAGGAATGGCTGAGTATGCAAACGCAGGGCTTGACTCTTACGAAACCGGAACAACTGATTGGCAGTTTACAGCAGACACCGCAGCAAACATTCCTGCGTTCTATGCTTCTATTCGTCGTCAGCTAAAAGGTGCAAACGCTCCTGCCGGTCAACAGTTCGTAATCGGAACGCCAGAAGTTGAAGAAGCAACCCTTCTCTACTACGGTGGAAAACTTGCATCTGATAAAGCTGATCAGGTTGTAACTAACGGGCTAATCGGGAACTTCTTCGGAGTCAATCTGTATGTCTCTAACAACTGCGTAAATGAGACTGCAACTGATCACGGTTTAGCCGGTGTCGAAGGAACCTCCATCGCAATGGCTACTGACATCATCACGGATGAAGGTATCCGTCTTGAAGGACGTATCGCAGACGGTTATCGTATGCTTGGAATCGGTGGGTTCAAAACCTATCGTCCTGAAATCAGCATCGACGTTAACTTGAACGAAGTAACTATCGCAACTAGCTAATAGTGAAGGGGAGGGACGACCACCTCCCCGCTTTTAAGGAGCATTATGGATTACACACCGAACACAGTACGACCAGTTGAGCCGATTAAAGTAGTGGTTGAGCCGATCAAGGTTGAGCCAGTAGTGAAAGAAGCCAAGCCGGTGGTAGTAAAGAAGAAGACGACTAAGAAAAAGACCACCAAGAAGAAAGCAACCAGTAAAAAGGTTTAATCATGGCATACACAAAGACAATCACAGACGCGAATACATACTTTGAGGCTGATAATCATACGAGTAGTTTCGATTGGCTTCAGTTTACCCTTGAAGAGCGCACAGGAGGCTTTGCACAGGCTTTACGCGAGCTTGAGCTGATGCATCGACGTGAATTGTCAGACCCAAGCGGAACATCACGGTATAGAGATGACTACGCACATTTTGAGCAGATCCTTTTTATACTTGAGAACAACGTCAGGCAACGCGCATCAGAAACCGACGCCGAATTAGTCGAGACAGCAGACACAGAACAACGCGATAAGTATTACGGCGTTACAATTTCACCAATGGCGAATCGATACATGGCAATTCCCCGCGTTCGTATAGTCAAAGGGTAATCCACCAATGGCTAAAAACGCTTCTAAAATCCTCCGCAAGCAGATCAAGGATGGAGAGAAGGACCTTTTAAGGATTGTTGAGCAGTCTAAGAAAGAGGTCGAAGGTAAAATAAAGAAAGCTCTTGACAAAGGCAACTTTGCAACCGCTGCGTCCGTTCGAAATGGCTTATATACCGGCATAGTTTCCGAATACGTCAGGCTTAATAAGAACCTTGATGGATGGGTAGAGGGTCAGACCAAGAAGACGGCGAAAGCCTGGCACACGTTAGCGGTTGATGATTTACCAAAAGGAGAGGGCGGTACGTTCGGCGCATTCTCTAAAAAGCACTTAGACACAATCACGCAAAACGTCAGCCCTTCAAACGTTGACAAGCGCGTCCTTTTAAATCCCCGAATAGGCTCAATGGCAAAGAGTGATATTGACGCTGTTCGGGTAGCTGTTACAGACACACTCAGGAAGGGGGCTTTAACGGGTCTCACGACCCCACAGATGGCCGAGGAGATGAAAAAGGCAGTAGGAGCCATAAAACCTTCCCTCATCATCAGAGACAAGAACGGGCGCAGGATGCAGACAGACGCTTATTTTGCAATGTTAAACAGAACCGTCACGGCAAACGTTGCCCGCGAGACATACAACGAAACGGCTACTGACGCCGGTTATGATTTAAGACAGGTGGAGGGCGGGATTACAGCGGGAAGCCTTGAACCTAACGACCCTTGCTCACGATGGGCGGGAAAGATTCTATCGGCTACAGGTGCAACTAAGGGATATCCAACGGTTGCAGAGGCTACTGCAGACGGGCTATTCCACCCG